TGGACTGATGGCAAATGCACTAAAGCACAGCAAGAAGCTCAACCACAAGACAGCGACAACAATGTAGATTTACCATTTTAATATTTGGGAGGGTGTAAAAGCCCTCCTTTTTTTATGACTGAAGAACAGAAAATGTTTATGCAGCTCTTGGAAGAAGAGTGTGTAATAAATACAAATGACATAGTAGAATATCCACCAGTAGCTATATCTATGGGAGAAACAACTATACAAACACTAAACGGAACAAAGACATTACCTATTCCAATTGGAACGTATGGCAACTTTAGTTTTGTACAAGCACCTCCTAAAACTAAAAAGACTTTTTTTATTAGTTTATTAGCTTCTGTATATTTAGGAAACAAAAACAAATTTGGTGGAGATTTAAGAGGACACAGAGATAATAAATGTTTAATACACTTTGATACAGAACAAGGAAAGTTTCACGCTCAAAGAGTATTCCGTAGAGTAGTAGATATGAATCAAGAAACAGATTTAGGTTGTTATCATACTTATGGATTGAGAACTGTAGGATTTAAACATAGAGTAGAATTTATAGAATATTACTTAAAGGAAAAAATAGAGAAAGGTAAAGTAGGATTAGTAGTAATTGATGGAATAGCTGATTTAGTAGCAGATGTGAATAATTTAGAACAAAGCAACCACATAGCACAAAAGCTAATGGAATGGTCTCAAAAGTTTAATTGTCATATTATTACAGTAATACATAGTAATTTTGGCACAGATAAACCGACTGGACATTTAGGAAGCTTTTTAGAAAAGAAAACAGAAACACAAATACAATTAGAAACAAACACAGTAAACAAGGAATGGATAACAGTTAAATGTAAAAGAAGCAGAGGTTATGCTTTTGAAACATTTAGTTTTAAAGTTAACGAAATAGGTCTTCCAGAAATAGTAGGAGATTTATATAATCCCTTAAAAGGTGTAAGTTTTTAATATGACAGAGTTTTTAGAAGCATTAGGTAAATTTCATAAAGAATGGGTAGATTTAGCAAAGAATCTTGGAGCAAAGGATTATGCAGAGGACATAGTGCAAGAAGCCTATATAAAAATGACAAGATACGCTAACAATAAAAAAGTATATAACAATGGTAAATTTAGTAAAGCATATATGTATTTTACTATTAGGTCAGTGTTTATAGATTATATAAGAACCAAAAAAAATATACATAAGATACAAATAGAAGAATTTTACAAAGACAAAGACTTTAACGAGATACCAGAAAAAGATATGCATAAATTTACAGCTACTGATGAAATAAAAAAAGAAGAGGCTTTTTGGAGATTATGTAAGAAGATGGACAAGGAGTTAGATGATTGGTATTGGTACGATAAAAGTATATATGAACTATATAGAGATACAGATTTAAGTATCAGAGGTTTATCTAATGAAACAAAAATAAGCCCAGTCAACATATTTCATACTCTAAAAAAAGGTAAAGATAAAATGAGAAAGAAATTTAGAGAAGACTATGAAGATTTTAAAAACGAAGATTATAATTTAATATGAAAAGCTTAATAAGAAATAGCAACCAAGCAAAGCAAGGTATAGATTTTACAGGAATACAAAACGGTAAAATACATCCTACAGATATTGATGCAGTATTAGAATTTGATAATAAGACATTAATATTAATAGAAGTAAAGAAAAGTAATAATGATTTACCTACTGGGCAAAAATTAGTATTAGAAAGAATATGTGATAATTGGACTAATAAAGAACAAGATAGAAGAGGTATTGCTTTATACGTTACACATAATTTTAATGATGATACAAAAGATATACCTTTAGTAGATTGTATGGTAGAGAGATATTATTTAAATGGTAGTTGGTATACAATAAAGTATTCTTTAAAAGATACTTTAAATAGATTAGGTAAAAACTGGAATATTAAAAAATTAAAGATATGAAACCACCAAAAGACAAACGTACTAAAGAGTATAAAGAATGGAAAGCTAATTACGATAAACAATCAAAAGGATTAGGCGACACTATTGCAAAGATTACAAAAGCTACTGGTATAGACAAAGCTGTAAAGTTTATAGCTGGAGAAGATTGTGGGTGTGATGAAAGACAAATAGCTTTAAACAAAGCATTTAGATATAAAAGACCAAAGTGCTTATTAGAAGATGAATATGTTTATTTAAGAGAATGGTTTGAAAGAGGAAGTACAAGAGTTAAACCACAAGAACAAAAAGAATTATTAAAAATATACAATAGAGTATTTAATGATAAAAAACAAATGTCTTCTTGCTCAAGTTGTATAAGAACAACAATAAATGAATTAAACTCTTTATATAGAACTTATGGAAATTAGACCACGTATTAACGGAAACAAAAAAGTAGCTTACGAGAATATAACCAAGAAAGAAACAAGAGTGCTTGTAATAGGAGACTTACACGAGCCATTTTGTTTAGATGGATATTTAGAACATTGCCAAGAAACTTATGCAAAGTATAATTGTAATAGGGTTGTATTTATTGGAGATGTGATAGATAATCATTACGCTTCTTTTCACGAAGTTAATATAAATGCTGAATATACTGGTAAAACAGAACTTGATTTAGCTATTAAAAAAATAGCAAAATGGTATGAAGCATTTCCTAAAGCACACGTTACAATCGGAAACCACGATAGGCTTATAATGAGAAAAAGTCAAACAAGTTCTATCCCAAAAAAATGGATTAAAGCATACAAAGATGTGTTAGAAACTCCAGAATGGAATTTTGTTGATAGAGTTGTAATTGATGGAGTTCAATATATACACGGAGAAGCTGGAACTGCAAGAACTAAATGTAGAGCTGATATGCAATCAACTATTCAAGGACACTTACACACACAATGTTATACAGAGTGGTATGTAGGACAAAACTTTAAAGTGTTTGGCTCACAAGTTGGATGTGGCATAGATGCGAGTTCTTACGCTATGGCATATGCAAAGAGAGGAAAAAAACCAGCTATTGCTTGTGCAGTAGTATTAGGAGGACATACAGTAATTAATGAACTAATGGAATTATGAAAAAAAAACAATACACAACCAAAGAAAGGTTTAAGATTCTTGAATCTACAGTAGCTACTTTATATGTAGCAATAGACAAATTATCTAAAAGAATAGATGGTGTTGATGATTTTTTAACTAAAGCAACAAAAGATTACAAAGAAGAGTAGTCTATATCAACAAAATTGTTTATATTTACAAAAATAAACAAAATGAAAGAAGTAACATTAGAATATGACAACATAACATTAATAGTTGTCGGCGAATATCAAAAAGGACAAGATGGTAGTTATATGTATCCAGATTTTAGTAGTGATTTTAATTGTTTTAAAGTGTTATGCGGAGGACAAGACATTATAGACATATTAGAACAAGAAGTAATTGATGAGTTAGAAGAACAAGCAATAGAGATAATAGAGGATAAATGGTAGTATTGTTTGATGCTGATAGTTTAGTTTACTCTTCTTGTTGTGGTGTTGATGATATACTTGATGAAGCTATTGGAAAGTTTGATGAGGTATTTATGTCAATTATAAATAGACTTGAAGAAACTTATCAAATAGAAAGAGTGATTACTTTTAACAATAGCAAAGGTAATTTTAGAAAACTATTAGACTCTAACTACAAAGCGAATAGAAAGAAACAAGAACATCCTAAATTGTTAAATAAGATGCACGAAGAAATTGCTGCTATTTATTCTACTAAAAGTTCTTATGGTGTTGAAACAGATGATTTGGTTGCAACGTATTGGAAAACACTAACAGACGAGTTAGGACACAACAACGTAATGATAGTATCACTTGACAAGGATTATAAGCAACTACCTTGCCTTATGTATAACTATCACTATAAACACCAAGAGATAATAAGTATAAGCTATAAGGAAGCTTTATATAACTTTTATGAGCAAATGATAGTAGGAGATAGCGCTGACAATGTAAACTACTGCAAAGGGTATGGCAAGGCATATGCTAAGAAACTATTTAAAGATTGTGAGACACATTACCAATTTACTAAAAAGACATACGAGTTATTTAAAACAATATACAAATCAAAAGCAAAGTTAAAATACATACAATGCTATAATCTTTTAAAATTAAGAACAGAATGAGATGGTTTAAACTATTAAAAAAATAATCTAATGAAAAGAGGTTTTAGGAAAATGAAAAGAATAAAGTATGATTATTTAGGTAGAGTTATTAAAAATGCTGCTAACTACAAAGGAAAAAAATTTATAAAACCAACCAATAATAGTAATAAAATTATGAAAAAAGATGATGCTATATTAAAATTAGAAAATGATTTATATAATCCACAGCCTAACGTAAACCATATTGTATTAGAAAAAATATACTCTGGAATATATAAATACAAAGATTACATAATTCAAAAGGTAGATAAAACAATAAAATACAGACCATTTAATTATGATTGGAAAATATATAAAAATAAAAAATATATAATAACAGTACCTACACTTGAAAAAGCAAAACTATATTTTAATAGTATAAAAAAATAAGCTTAACAAAAGATAAGAACAATGAGAGCAAGTCAACCACACTATGAAAACGGAAAAGGATATGATGTTATAGACTTTGTTAAAGACTACAACTTAAACTTCAATAGAGGAAACATTATAAAGTACATAAGCAGAGCAGACAAGAAGAATCACGAACTAATGGATTTACTAAAAGCTAAAGACTATCTTGAAAGAGAAATAGAATATGTACGAAAACGAGGGACTAAAGAATGATATAATATATCAATTTTACTACATCACATTATACGATTACGAGAAAGGAACTGAATTAGACGAATTAAGAATTATCTTATACGACTATGAAGACAAAGAAATGTACTTAGAATGTGAAGGAATTAAATTAGCAATAGAACAAATAGAATTTTTACAATTAATAGAAACAATAATATATGAGAACATCAGAGATTAAAGATTTAGTAGAGGGAGAATTAGGCTACAGAATAGACAAGAATTCAAGAGAAAGACACATAGTCTATGGAAGAGCAATATACTTTAGAATATGTAAAGACAGAACAAACTTATCTTTGCAAAGAATAGGAGAAACACTAAACGTACACCACGCAACAGTATTACACGCATTAAGAAATATATTCCCATCTTTTGAAATGTACAATCCTAAATATATGGATATATACAATAGAATAATAGAAACAGAAGAATATATACCTAAATACAAAAAACTAAAGATACTACAAGAACAACATAGAAAATTAGAAACAAGATTTAGATTCTTGAAAGAATTAAAAATAGACCCTAAATTAAAACCTATTCTACAAACAATACAAGAGCTACCAGAAGAGAAATTCTATGAAGCAGAGAAGAGAATAAAAGGAGTACTTGATAGACTTCAAGAATACTGTGAATAACAATATTAAAGATATTACGTTATATAAAAAATAATTGAACTCAAAGTTTTTCAAATATGGATGGAAGAAAAAATAACGGAGGACATTCTAACGGAGGAAGAAAGCCTAAAGCAGAAGAAGTAAAGTTAATAGAAAGATTAACACCATTAGAACCTCAAGCATACGCAGCACTAAAAAAAGGAATAGAGCGAGGAGAGTTTAAGTTTATACAAATGTTCTATCATTACTATGCTGGTAAACCAAGAGAAACAAAAGACATCACATTAAATACTGAACAACCTTTATTTAATATTGTTGATTAATGTTTGTAGTAACAACTGCAATTAAAAAACTTCTTAAACTTAAGAAAAGAAAAAAGATAGTTCAAGGTGGTACATCAGCTGGTAAAACATTTGGTATACTGCCTATCCTCATAGATAGGGCTATAAGAACTCCTAACGTAGAAATAAGCGTAGTTAGTGAGAGTATACCACATTTGCGTAGAGGTGCTTTAAAAGACTTCCTAAAGATTATGATGATGACCAATCGTTATAATGATATGCAATATAATAAGTCAATGCTTAAGTATAAGTTTGCAAACGGAAGTTACATAGAGTTCTTTAGTGTTGAATCAGCAGACAAGTTAAGAGGAGCAAGAAGACACACGCTATATGTAAACGAAGCTAACAACATTCCTTACGAAGCATACAACCAATTAGCAATAAGAACATCTGGCGATATATGGATTGACTTTAACCCAACCTCATCATTCTGGGCGCATACAGAACTACAAGGCAAAGATGATGCAGACTTTATAAAGCTTACGTATTTAGACAACGAAGCATTACCAGACACAATAATAAACGACATAGAGAAAGCTAAAGAAAAAGCAAAGACATCTACATATTGGAATAACTGGTGGAATGTATACGGACTTGGAGAGATAGGAAGTTTAGAGGGTGCTTGTATAAAAGATTGGAAACCTATTGATTTACCTGACGAGGCAAGACTACTTTGTTATGGAATGGATTTTGGTTATACTAATGACCCTTCAACTTTAATAGCACTTTATAAATATAACAACTCATATATCTTTGATGAGGTCATCTATCAAAAAGGTTTACTTAATAGTCAGATAAGCAACTTACTTAAAACACACGAAGCTAAAGAAATCATATATGCAGATTCAGCAGAGCCAAAGAGTATTGCAGAATTATCAAGCTATGGTCATTTAGTAATGCCAGTAAAGAAAGGTAAAGACTCAATAGTATACGGAATAAACCTCATCAACCAAAATGAAATCTACATAACTAATAGGAGTCATAACTTAATAAAAGAACTACAGAACTACATTTGGTTAAAGAACAAAGAAGGCGAAACACTTAACAAACCTATAGATGCTTTCAATCATTGTATAGATGCGATGAGGTATGCGCTCACTTCACAATTAGAGAATCCTAACAAAGGACAATACTATATATATTAAAAAAGTTATTAATAATTTTGTTAATTAAATAAATAGTTATATATTGCATCAAAACAATAACTATGAAAAAAATTAAACATTACTTGACATTAGCTTTGTTCTCATTTATATTATTAATAGGAACAGTATTATTCTTATCATTAGAATCTATTATACACAACTTAATATTTTAATTATGGATGAGATAGAAATTAAAGACGGAAAGATTACAATTACCAAAGACAACAAGCAAGAAGTATATACACTAAAGGAATATGCAGATATGATATATTACAAAAGACTTTATAAAAGAATATATCAAGTACTTGTTATGATAGGTGTTTTGTTTATACCAGCTATACTTATCTATTTATTTAAATGACAAGAAACGTAAGAGAAGCTATGAGTTGGTGTTTTAAGAATGACATTAAGGTAATAGTAAAACCACTAACAAGAACAAGAAGACCAGACGTTAAATTAGAAATACATAGAGAGGGTAGAATACAAACAGGAAAAGAAATATATAGACAAGATAAAAAGTTAGGAGATAAGATACAAGAATTGTACTTATACTTATATGATACATTAAGATAGTTTTTTGATTTGTTAGTTTAGGAAAGAGGGTTGCTTTATACAAAGTAATCCTTTTTTCGTTTTATAAAAAACACTTTATGCAAGTTGAGATTACTATACCAAGTTCACTAAAAGAAGTTAAGTTAAAAGACTATCAATCTTTATTATTAATAGATAAACCTAATGATGAGGATTTACTTAAATGTATACTTAATGTAAATTCAAAAGAACTCGGAAAGATAAGAGACAAAGACGTTGTATCTTTAAAAGCACATATCAATAAACTATTTGATAAAGAACACGAGTTTATCCCTACGTTTAATTTAAATGGTATTGCTTATGGTTTTATACCAAGCCTTGATGATATTACCTATGGAGAAAATAAAGACGTTACAAGCTATATAAATGATTGGGGTAATATGCATAAAGCTATGGCAGTTTTATTTAGACCTATTAAATTAAAAAAGAATAATAAGTACATAATAGAAGAATACGAGGGTAGCCATAAATATAGTGAGACAATGAAACAAATGCCTTTAGATGTTGTCTTAGGTGCTATGGTTTTTTTTTACAATTTAACGAACGAATTGCTGAAATATATGCCGAGCTGTTTGGAAAAACAGATAAACAAGGAACAGATGAAAGGTCTAATTTCTCCAGAAAATGGGGAAGCTATTCAGAGCTATATGCTCTTGCTCAAGGAGACATTACACGATTTAAGACTGTTGCGAGATTACCCTTACATCAATGCTTAATGTATTTGGCATTTGAAAAAGAAAAGGCAGAATTTGAATCAAGAATAATAAAAAGAAAAATAATATAATATGCAAGGATTTTATAACCTATCCAACAAGATAAGAGAAACACTACAATTAGACCAATTTGTAAATACAGTTACTTATGGAGATATATTCGAAGTAGATTTAAACAAACAAACAATATTTCCATTATCTCACTTTATGGTAAATAATGCAACTATGCAAAGCAATGTGTGGAACTTTAGCATTTCGTTATTATGTATGGATATAGTAGATGAAAATAAAAACTTTGCTGAGGGAATACCAGATGAGTTTAGAGGAAACAATAATGAGCAAGATGTATTTAACACACAACTTGCAGTAGCTAATAGACTACTTGAATTATTATTAAGAGGAGAGTTATATGTAGATAAATATCAATTAGACGGCAATCCTTCATTAGAACCTTTTGTAGATAGATTTGATAATAAGTTAGCTGGATGGACTGTAACGTTTAACGTTTTAATTCCTAATGATATGACTATATGTTAAAAGAATTATCAGAAGAGTTTAGAAAGTTTGGTAAGTATGTTGTTCAGCAATCAAGAACAAACTTAACTAAAGGAGGAGATAATGTATCTAAACAATTATATAATAGTATAAAATATGAGTTGACATCAAAGAATGATGTATATAATCTTTCTTTAATTATGGAAGATTACGGTATGTTCCTTGACAAAGGTGTTAGAGGTGCAAATCCAAGTTTAGTTAAAAACGGAAAACAAAAAGGAGGTAATAGTCCTTATAGTTATAAAAGTAAAATGCCTCCTATGGCTGACATAAGAACGTGGGCTAAGATGAGGAACATAAGATTGAGAGATGAGAAAGGTAGATTTAAAAAAGGTAATTATACAACAATAGCTTTTATATTACAAAAAAGGATATTTGCACAAGGTATAAGACCAACTATGTTTTTTACTAAACCTTTTCAAAGAGCATTAAAAATTTATGTTCCTTTATTACAAGATGCATATGCAGAAGATATAGAGCAAATTATAGAAGATAATATAAAAACAGCAAAGAATTAAACAATGGCAAAAATTAATGTAAGAAGTCCTTACTTCATAAACCTATCAACAACTAACCTAACAAGTGCTACACTTGAGATACAAATCTATATAG